AAGCCTGGCGCTCGGTTTAGAAAGCCTGGTTCCTTGCCTGCCTCGGGCACGATCTCGGGGAACAGGTTAACCATGCGGGCATCCGCAGCATTGACGCTGCGGGCCACATAGGTTGAACCAAGGATGGGCGTTTTCATGCGACGTAACTTGGATACCACTTAGTTGTCGTAGCGTCGTAAGTCATTGTTAATGCCTTACTAACCACCGCTGTGCCCGCTAAAGCAATATTCCCCGCTGTTGTCCAAGTAAATATGCCAGTTGGAATTAACGTAATTGCGCCGCCCCCAGTAGAAATTGGCGCGGCAGCGGTGATATTTACAACTGCCGTTGTTCCTGAAACAAACGCAATTGGGGTTGTTGGGGCAATAGTTGTTGCGCTTGCAATCGTAGGAGCCGCAGCGCTTACGGCGCTAAAGCTACTTAGCGAAATGCTTGTGCCTGTGGCTGCGCCAAGAACAGGGGTTACCAAAGTTGGCGTAGTCGCAAATACGGCAGACCCTGTACCTGTTTCATCCGTCAAAGCCGTTCGTAAGTTGGCGCTGCTTGGTGTTGCCAAAAATGTAGCTACGCCAGTACCTAAGCCGCTTACACCGGTTGCAACAGGTAACCCCGTGCAATTGGTCAAAACGCCGCTTGCAGGCGTACCAAGCGCGGGCGCAACCAATGTTGCATTGGTAAACAGCAGTGCGTTGGTGACCTGTTTTGTCGTGCCGCCTTGCACAATTGGCAAGACATCACCAACGGCAGCAGCAGTTGCGACGGGAAGAGATGAGATTGCGATAGTTGCCATGTTAGTAGTTTCCTGCGTAAATGTTAAAGCGTTGACGAGTCGCCACAATGGCGTAAGGCATAGACATCACATCGTCAGGGTTGTTGATGCGTTTCAGATTGCGCTTGCTGGTCATAGCAATGCGCTGCACTTGGGGGCTGGGCTCCACGCCAAACTCAGGTGCGATCTCGCAAGCCAAGTTGTAGGTAAAGGCACGCAAGTAACCCGGCGGGAACAAGATATTGGTCGCCAAGTTGGCAGGCTGGGTTAACTCTTCAACGCTGATAAAGTGCCACTCCAAGTCCCGTGTGGGTTTTGGATAAATGTACATATCCACATCAGGATACGTCATGTTGATAAACAGCACTTGCGGGTAAGTAGACGTAACCGTCTTGACAGCAATACCGTCGTACTGCTGCTGGTTAATCATTTTTATGCCAAAGCTGACGTTGGTGCCTGGGTCGCGGTAGTAGGTCGCGTCATCCAACAAGATGGGCCGGTTGCCTACAAAGTTGCCTGTTGGGCCAAGGGTACGGTTGATAAAGCCAGCAGGCCAAGTAAACACTTGGTCTTGAGTGCTGAACACCGACAGCCGCTCAGTATTCCAGCTATCAATCATCTGGTTGAGAGCCATCAAACTGTCTTGCGACACTGACGCAGATGTAGTCTCGCCTTCGGCCAGCACGCCAAGCAATCGAAGGGCTCGGTTAATCTGATCGCCAGCGGTGTATGTCGCCATGACTAGGCTCCTTCGGGTTCGGTTCTACGACGGCGCTTTACTTCCAGTGCGTTAACAGGAGCCGCCTCAGAGACTTCGGGCGTATCCAGAGTATATCGTGTCCAGCCGTTTGTTTCATCATAGGCTGCTTCAAGTTCCATAGTCGCCACTTTGCGGCCATGAACAGGGTGGGAGAGGTAAATTTCCATACTGAAAAGGGGGCTTGTGGCCCCCTTCCCTTTCGTTTAAGACGAAGCCATGATCCCCAGAGATTTCAGACCCGTAATAATGCCATTGACATTAGTTTGCAGGGCAGAAATCTGAGCGGTGGTCAAAGCGCCGACGTTTGCAGTGGTGAGAGTCGAAAAGTTCAGCGAAGTGAGCGCCGCAAGTTGGTTAGTAGGGGTAGCACCGAAAAATCCGGCAGTACCACCTGACTTACCCATCACCGCGCCATCAAGTTGCTGGTCTTCGTAAGCAACACCAATTGATTTGTTATTTGGCATGATTGTTCCTTAAAGAACGGGGCCAAAGCCCCATCCAGGTTTACTTCAAAAACGCCGAGTAAGCAGCATCGCCAGTTTTCACAAAACGGTATGTGTAAGCACCGAAACGTGGAACGGTAACAGAACCGAAGATCGTAATACCAGTACCCGTTGTAACAGGTACGGTAGACGATGTGCCGGAGTCGTTGTTGTTGCAAATAATCAGATCAAAAGACGAACCAACTTTAGCACTTGTGATAGCTGCGTCAAGCAACGCTGCGGTAGGCAGCGTAACAGTCAACGTAGCATCAGAAGCCTTTTTGCAAACAACCAAACCAACTGCCACTTGAGCAGCGGTCAACGTAGTGTCCGCAGTCAAGGTGGTGGGGATGGTTTGTACGCCCAGTAGGGCTTCAGTCAAATTGCCGTCACCGAGTTGGTAACCGCCTGCGCCATTAGGAAAAGCCATGATAAATATCCTTTAGAAAGAATTGATTAACCCCAGATGCGGCAAGCCATCTGTGGACGAATGGTGCTAAAGCCATACAGCACGTCAATACGGCAAGGCATACGGTCGTTGTTGATGTCGTACTGACGAACAACGCGCAAGCTGATACCGTTATGAACCGCACGAGCAGCCATGTCAACGCCCTGGGGCAGCAACAAGTCAGCAGTAGCGAACGTAATGGCGTCCTTGTGGTAAACCAAGTTCTGTGCGTAAGCAGTAGAAGCGGTGCCCACGAAGGTCACAACAGCGTTGATTAGCGGCAGGGCAGTCATGGTAGCCAATGCGTGAGCAGCGGAGTACATGGGAGCCACAGTCACAGTCCAAGTGCCAGACACAGCGGTGGCGTCAGCCAAAGCTACGAACTGGAACAGCGAACCAGTGGTTTCACGAGTTTGCGGATTCACAGCAAAAACGCTACCGCAAGTAAACACATCGCCAGCCTTGATGGTCGTGGTTACGGATGCTTGCGACAGGCTCAAAGTTGAAGAACCTTCCGACGTTACCGAAGCGGCAACAATTGTAGCGGCGGTAGCATCGCGGCTTCCGCAAGTGTGCTGCTTGATCGACTGAGACATATTGACTTCATCAAAGCCCAATACGCCAGTGCCCATCATGCCGTTGCGAAATTGCTTGCTGATGGTGTCGGTAGGATTGAACAAGCCCTTCATACCTTCAACCAGACCAGCGTTTGCAGCGGGGTTAACCGTTGCATAACGAGGCGACATTACAGCGGCGTTTTCGTTCAGCTTTTGTTGGGCTTGGAGCAGCACCAAAGAAGTCGAAGGAGTCGTGCCGGGTGTGCCGACAGTGTTACCGATGGTTTTGTACGCATTGGCGACATCAGCATCAATGCTGGAGGCCAACTGGCTGATACGAGGCTTCAACACACGCTCTGCGAAGTCGTCCAACTGCATGGTCAATTCGGCAGAAGTAAAGTTCACGCCGATATGCTTTTGCGAGGCGACAGACAAAGTGGTGAACTGTTCGTTGTCGTCCTGAACTTGCAGGGCGGCACCGTCAGTGACCAAAGCGCGGTCGGGCAGACGAATACGCAGAGTAGAACCAATCTTGGCGCCTTCAACAGCAAAGCTGTCGTCGTACTGACGGTTTACGTTACGGGTGATCACCAGGTTGTTCTCGAGAATTTCGAGAGCCTTCCGGGTAATCATGTCAATGGTTAGGATACTATTAGCCATAAAAAAAGTCCTTAAAAAAAGTTAGCGGTTTTGCGCTTCCCACTTCTTCCGTTGTCGTGCCCTTTCGGCTTCAATCCACTGCGAGGCCGTCATGGTCTTATCTGACCTGGGGTCTGTAGTGTCATAAGCCGGTGATCCAGTGGATCGGGCAGTAACAGGCGAAATCGGCGCTGGCGCTGATGTAGTACGTTTCATTGGTGGATCAGACGCCAATTTGGCCTCAATCTTCCCAATTTCTTTTGCCTGTGCAAGCGGGGCTAGGCGAGATATACGCTCTGCATCTTTGGGGTTAGTTCCGAGGTAGTAAGCTAACTCAGGCCCAACATCCGAAGACCGAATCGTATCGGCCATCACATCAGTAATTGGCAGCTTGGGGTTGTATGCAACTTGTTCAAAGTCATCATACTTAGCGCGGGCTTCCTCTTCCAGATCGTGATAACTCTCAAGAACTTGCGAGTGCTGCTTGGCCGCTTCGCGCTGCGCGATCAATTGTTCGGCCTTTTGATAGGCCAACGCATCGGCGTAAGCCTCTGGCGTTTCAAACTGATCGACAGACTGTGCTGCCGGAGCCCTCAAGGTTTGCGTTTCCGCAGTCCTCTGTGCTTGTTCCCGTTCCCACTTTCGTTGCTCTCTTGCGAGGCGTTTTCCAATAGCTGCATCAAGTTCCTCTTGCGAGAATGTCTTGGGTGCTTCTGCTTCCGGCGCTTTAACTTCAGGTTCAGGTGCAGCCGTTGCCACCTGTTCCGGCGCGGGGTCTACTACCGCTAGGTTTTCTTCTGACATTTTTCGATTCCATAGAATCCCTGGTGAACGCACCAGTACGTGTTTTCAGCATTATGCTGGAATTTGTGCTGCTTGGTAAGCCGCAATTACTTGAGGCGTGTGTGCGGCAGCACAAATAGTCTGCACCTTGGCATCCTCGGCGCTGTAATCATCACCTGGGGCGACAACACGATGCTCAAATGATTCGGCAATTTGAACATCATTTGATAAAACCGATGTTTTTACACGAACACGAATCACATCGTTTTGCATGACTTCAATTAAGTCAATTGTTAATTTTGTCGTAATCATAATTTTCCTTAAAGTTTATTTTCCAGCCCAACCAGTATTTCCAGTTCCTGATTGCTTTACATAAAATGAAGTAAGTAAACCACCATCAGATCGTGAATATAAAGAACCAATAGGTGCAGTTACAACACCTTCAGGACTACCAGCACCGCTTGTCCAAGTAATACCGCCTGGCAATGTAACGCCTTTGCCCGCTGTGCTAATAACTAAATTGCCAATGTTAACAGTGACATCAGATGCGCCAAGGTTGGCAACTGATGTTCCACCACGAACCAAGTTTACGTCTTGGTTTGTTGATGTGCCAATTTGACAATCAAAAACTGCGCCTGGTGCTTGAAAGAAAGCTGTGCGGCCACTAGCGCCAATTAGCGTTACTGTTGGGTAATAGTAATTGTTACCGCCAAAAGTTCTGTTGATCTCGCTAACGGTGGAACTGGTGCTGTTTGCCCCAGTTTGAGTTATTGTTCCAGTGGCATTTAAACTACCAGTAGCAACAGACCTACCCGCAGTCAAGTCAGAAACAGCAACTTTTACTGTCGATCCACTTTGGACAATAGGCAATACTTCCGTACCCGCTAAAGGGGTTGATGCGCCTGTTAGTGCGGATATTTTTTTATCAGCCATGATTTATTCCTTTTACATGTATCCAGAAAATGATTGTTGAGTCAAAGTTAAGTTGTTAGCTACAACAAACGTAACAGTAGCAACTTTTCCAACTGTGTTGCCTGTATTAACCCATGAAGTTGTATACCCAGCAGCCCATGCAACTGTGTAGCCGCCAGCACCGCCTTGTGTAATTACAAAAGTTACGGTCTGACCATCTCTACGCTGGTTAGGCGCAGCAATAGTTGTGCTTTCAGTCAAGTTAATTGTAATCAATTCATCGTCATTTAGGTAGCTGGTTGTGACTGCACTAGCCGATGAAGTAAGCGCCCGTGGGACAGACTTGCCGTAAATAACGTCAGGGTTTGCAAACAAATATGTTTGACCGCCATAAGCCAATACGTTGTCATAAACTTGCGTGTTGGTAAAGACCGATCCTGTTCCTAACATAGCAACAGCAGAACGGGGCGTTGGTGATCCTGTAGTGTCAGCAACAATGTTTCTTGCCACAATACATTTAGCAATGCCTGTGCCAGAAGCAGTGGCGCTTATTGCATCGTATGTATTTGCCGTTACCAAACCAGCATTGACAATTTGGTTATCGGTAATAAAAAGATTGTTTAACCCGTTACCAGTAACAATGATGCCTTCTTTTTGGGTGTTTTGGATTTTGTTTTCAGTAACAGAAACATTTGTCCCACCCTGAATGTATACGCCGTATTGACCGCTAGAGTAAACAAAGTTACCCGCAATCGAAAGGCCATTTACATAACTTGTTCCAACAAGAATTGATGTCTTATTTGTTCCCGCAGATGCAGCAGAATTGTAAAAAGAGTTTCCTCTAATTACGTTTCCAAACAATGTAGTGGCTGTTCCTACTGTAATAAAAACACCAATGTCGCCGTCAGATATTTGATTGTCGCTGACAATGTTGTTGTTGCCGCCAAGCATACGAATACCCGTTGTGACAACAGATGCTTTACAACGAATGTTGTTGCCAGTAATTAAATTTCGTTGAGATTGATTTACTGTTGCAGAATTGCCTTCTGCAATATCAATTCCATAGGTACTAATAATTTCAATGTAGTTGTTTTGAACAACGCAATCAACGCTACCTTCAATCCCAATACCCCACATATTTGTGGTGGTGGTAAAAATAATATTGCTGTTTATTAAGTTGTTGCTGCACACAAATGGGTTTGCATCGCCAGATGTTCCATCATCAACAACAATACCATAAGCACCGCAATCAAGAATAAAATTATCGTGGATGTTACATTGGTGAATGTCTTTGAATAAACCAATGCCCCAACCAGTAGCGCCGGAAACATTTTTAATAATGTTGCCAGCTACTTCACAGTTATAGCAACCACCTACGCCAGTATCACGGCCATTAAGGTTAACGCCAACGTGTGAAATGTCTTGAACATAGTTGTTTAAAACTTTACTGTTAGAACTGTTTTGAATAAAGATAGCAGTATTTGGAAGGCTACCAACAGTGCCATACACACCAAGACTTGATATTTCTACGTTGCTAACATCATTGGCCGACAGTACGTTAAGTCCCGACAGAGCCGCTGTTGCTTGAATTTTAGAGATATACATCCCATCACCAAACAAAGTATTGTTGGCGTTTAAGTTAAGTTGGGTAGAAACCTTGTATGTGCCTGCTGGAAGAAGTACGCTTGGCGCAGCATTAAGCGCAGCTTGAATGGCAGCAGTATCGTCAG